GGTTCCGATTGCAACGAGCGCGATCAGACTGACAACCGTTTTCATCGGCATCTGTACAGCAGCGGATTCTGATATGTTTAATGGTTTATTGGACACTTGGACCTCCACAGAGAGCCAGAGCAACTAACATTACAATTAATAAACCTGTAAAATAATAATTCACCCTGGCCATCTCCATAAAATTACACTAGTCCTATCCAGCTTTTAATTTTTTTCCAAAGTTTTTTAATCATGTTTACTCCCATATAGTCTTCATATGTTTTTATTACAATATTGTTACATATGTAACAACTACATTGATCGCATTTACGACCACAATGACAATCGTGTTTGCATTCAAAACAAAACGTTTTCATTTTTTCTTTTCTTCAATTTCGTAAAAGAATTTATCAGTGTCTTCTGTTCGCCACTGACTACTATCTTCTACATTCCACTCGTTAGTTTGCACTTTCCAATCAGGAATATTATCTTTCACAGTAAATGAAGGTATATCCCATATACATCTGTTATTAGGCTGTGCTGCATAATTACCATCATCTAATGCAATTATGTGTGCGCACTTATGTTCGTGCGGGATCTCAGAATGATCAGTATCTAGTATGTTACTCTCTGGATGTGCAAAGTCAACAGTAAATAAGTATTTACCTGGGTGCCATTTTTTATCTTTGCCTATGTATTTGCCGGCTTGTCCGTCTAAAATATCCCAACTAGTAACAGCAGGATAATAACTAAAACAATTCCATAACTGAAGTTCATCAAGTCTACGTTGAGGAACATCTTCCGGTCTAAAACCTCTCTGTATGAAGGCAGATATCGGGAGACGATAAAAGACAGCGCCGTTCTCCATAATCGCATGCCATAAAATAGACCGTCCAGTAATAGCTGAAAGACCAAAGATAACACAGTCTTCAACTTCTCCATGATGTTTTTGTAAGTCATATAAATATTCTCTCCTTATTTGTGCATAAGTCACTGGTATATTTGCATTTAAATAAGCCATAGTTATCCATTTATCTCACCCCAATTTTTTCCAGACTCGTAGTCAACTTTATTAGGGACTTCTAGTGTAACAGCATGCTCCATAATCTCAATGATTTTCTTAGCCTGTGCGTCATCTTCAATTGATAAATCTAATTCATCATGTATTTGAATGTGAGGTATGATACCTTCTTTGTATAATTCTAACATTGCTTTCTTAGTCATGTCTGCAGCTGATCCTTGTATTAATTTATTTAATGCTTTGTATGTGTAAGCTCTCCTGATCCCCGGTCCATGTTCCCTGAGTGCATCTTCGTGAGTCATAGCTTTATGCATACCAAAACTATTAGGTTCCCATAAATGAAACCTGCACAGTCTACCCAGCAGAGTACGTATCTGTCCACGATCTTGTGCTCTGTTAGATGCTTTCTCCATCAATTGTTTTACAAATGGTACACGTGAGTGATATGTATTAAATAATTCTGCAGCTTTTTCTTTTGTTACTCCTAGCTCTGCCTGAAGTTTAGCTTTACCCATGCCATAAAATAATCCAAGATTAATTGTTTTAGCTTGTGATCTAGGTATCTCTGCCATATCTGCTACAGTCTGGTGAAAGTCTGCACTAGAGTCGTTGTTATAAGAATCTATAACATCATATACAGAAGGTAATTTGTACAAAGACGCATAATGCACTACCAACCTAGGCTCTTGCTGAGAATAGTCAAATACACCCCATCTATGGCCCTCCTCGGGTATAAATAACGACCTTATCTTAGGTCCAAGATCTTTATTTCTTGCAGGTATTTGTTGTAGGTTTGGATTCTGGTAAGAGAACCTACCAGTAACCGTGCCCCCGGTTTGTGACCTAAGCTGATTTATCTCAGCATGTATTCTACCTTTGTGTTCGTGACGTAAGATAGAATCTATAAAAGTTGTGTGTGCTTTATTAATCTCTCTTGCCTGCGCAATCATATTTACAACAGGGTGTTTGTGTTCTTGTAAAAAATTTTTTGTAAAACTTGGTGCCTGTGTTTTATCTGTACGTGGATATTCTAATCTTAACATATCAAAAACATTTGCAATAGATCTTGCTGCCCAGATTTGTGTATCAATATTTGTTTCTTTTTTTATTTTGTGAAGTAGTTCTTGTTCAGCTGTCTTCATTTCTTTTTTCATTTGATGTGCACGTTCTATATCTACACGTACGCCTTTGAATCTCATGTCGACCAAGCAATGAAACAAATCAGACTCTAAATCAAATATGTCTTCAAGGTCCTGACTTATAATTTCTTTTTTCATTTCTTGCCAAAGACCAAATGTAACTTCAGCATCACGTTCTGCATATGCACCGGCATGCATAGCAGGAAGTTTGTACATTTCTGATTTAGGATCTATGCCCCATTCAGATGCAGCTTCTGCTAGCGCTGCTTCGTTCTTACCATAACCAAGGTAGTGCCACGATAAACTATTGAGATCATAACGAAATCTATTCTCATCAGTGACAGCTGCAGCAATCATTGTGCACGCTATGTCACCATTAATTTTAAAACCCATGGCACGTAGCCAACACACATCATACATTGCATTGTGAAAAATTTTTGTTGATGGTGCATCTAGTATATCTTTTAACCAAGATAAGACTCGAGTCTTATCCATGTTACCACCACCTTCGTGTGCAATAGGAAAGTATCCTTTGAAATGTTTTGTAGCGACAGCAATACCAATAACTTCACCATTACCAATAACAGAACCAGATCCTTTTTTAATTAAATCAGGATCTTTTGTTTCCAAGTCAATTGCAATCTCGTCAACCTGACGTAGGTCTGGAAACTCTGTAGGTTTTACCCATTCAGTCTGTGCTTCAAACTTAGGAATTTTCATTATAATCTCGTTCTAATATCATTTCTAAAAAGTGTATTGCTTTCAATATATCTTGCTTCTTTCCTTTATCACGATGTCTGATAATATATTTTATAGCACAACCTTCAGGATATAACAACTCATTCTCAACTACAAACTTGCTAGGTTGAATTTTATATTTTTGATAGTGACTCCCGCCGTGCTGCTTATCCCAAACTTTCGATGTCATAACCTCTGTCCTCCTTCCTTGCTGCCATAATATATAAGTTTTGTTTCGTTCTTGTTACACCAACATACCAAACTCTATTTTCTTCATCTGCCTTGTCTTCATTTTTTTCTGCAGACTCTCTAATAGTTTTTGTATTATCTAAAATTAATAATACATTTTCTGCCTCTCCACCTTTTGCTGCATGCATTGTAGATAATTTTACTCTAGCGTCTTTTGATAATTTTTCTCCATAACTTAACATCTCACGTATGTATAGACATTCTTCATAGTCTACTACAAATACATCAAACCAGTTTACAGTTTTGTCATAGGTTAGTTCTGTAAGATCATACATTTTTTCTTCTGTTGGTTTTAAACTCATACCTGTGCATTCCAATATATCTTTTACTTCTGACAAAGATAGTAGTTCACCTTTTTGCCATCTTGTGTAATTTAGAATGCTTCTAAATAAAGATGACTTGTAACTCTTTCTACCTTTGTATTGATAGTAGATACCCATATCTTTTAATGTTGGCATAAGTTTGTTCAGTCTATCATTGTATCTTGCTAGTATAAGCCACTCACCATCATGTAATGGCAGGCCATCCAGGTCCATTATGTATTGTATCTTGCCCTCTTCTTCTCTTGCTTTCCAAGTTTTTTTAACTCTCCTATCTTCTGGTATTCTATCTAAAATTTTGTCAGCCACATTTTGAACAACTTTGGGAACTCTGTAAGATTGTGGCAAAATTATGTCCTTCTTCGATACTTCTTGTTGAAATTTTTTTACATCTGCACCTGCCCAGCCATAAATAGCTTGATCATCATCGCCTGCTAATATAACGTATTTGCTATTTTTCTTAATGATTTCAACCATTTTTCACTGTATTGGTGATAAATCTTGAGCCTCATCTATAAAAGCTACGTCAAATTTAGGACACAATTCGGACACATTAAATCTTTCTATCATGTCAGTAAAATCTACCAGTTTAAAAGAGTCTTTGTAGTTTTGTACTTCGTCTGAAATAATTTGTAATAATCTCTTATCCATATCTTGAGAATACATATCTGTATTGTACTCATCTTCGATACTAGATTCTTTTATTCTAGCTGCATTTATTAAATTAA